CTCCACAGGGACCCATCCCAATTTCAATCCGGTTTTTTATCGTACCTGTGAGGAATAAATCAACCAAGATTTCAAATCGGATGTCTTTTTCTAGCGACCGCATACCAGAAGTTCGCGTCGAACCTGAGCCTGCAATCTTCGCCGCAGACCCGCTTGCGAACCTTTCCCTTTTTGATGCTGACCAGCGCCTCGACGCCGGCCGGGATCTTGCGCAGGCACTCCGAGCAGATGGTGGTGCGCGACGATGTTTGCTTGATGAAATCGGAGCCGATCATATTCTTACCTTCTTACAGGCGACAGTTCGCGCTTGCGCGCGACGAACTGGAGCGCATGAGCGGTGACCTTCACAAGATCTTCTTCTTCCGGTCCAGCAGCTCTAACCACTCCTTGCTGGCCAGCCGGTACCGCCACGGGTGATATTCATACGGATCTCTCGGTCCCTTGAAGTTCACTCTTTGCAGTACGATCCCTTCCATGTTCAGGCGTTTGACTTCGTCGTTCGCCAATCGGTGCGGCGCATAGCCGTACTTGCGAAACTGCTGGTAAGCCCGGATGCCTTCCGTTCTCTTCAGCGCGGTTTGTTCGACGATGGCCGCGGTGGCGAACGGGATGCAATCTCTCATCACACGTTCTACGGCGGTCCAGTCGGGACCCCTGCCATCGCCGTACAACAAACTCACCCCCGTCGCGATGGCGGTCAGGTTCCCCACCAGGCTTTCCCAATCGGTCTGCAACGGAGCGATGCGCTGCAACAGTTCGCACCAGTACATGAACGCCGGCGGCAGCGTCAACGGTTCGTCGGACACGGCGGAACGATGGCCGTTGTCCAAGACCCGTCTGGCTCTGCGGCCCAGCTCGGCCAGGTCTGCATGTCTGTCCGCCAGCGCCGCATACGAGCTTCTTGGATGCACCACCCGCAGTCTGACGCACATGGCCATCAGGACGGCATAGGTTCTGGTCATCATCTGGCGCCAGCCGACCTTGGTCCACAACTGAGACGAAGGCAGGCGGTCCGGCAGACGCCGCCATTCCGCATCGACGAACAGGCCGGTGGCGCCGCCGCGCCGGGTCGATATCCAGCTCGTCAGCGTTTCTTCGCACGGCTGGCTCCACATCACGCGCGGCACCGCCAGACTTCTGACCACCGCTTCGCCGCCCAGGCCGAACCATGCTTCCGAAGTATCTCTGTTCGGGTAGTCCGTCTCGATAATCATCCAGGGGCGCTTACGTCTGGTGAGCGTGGGTTCGAGCAGGCCGGTCAGCAGGATCTCCGTCGCCTGCCGGTCTTTCTGCCCGAACCGGGCGTCCAGCCATTGATGAAGTTCTTCGATCCTGTCCGGGTAGGGGTTCATAATCGTACTTGACAGATCGTATAAAGGATGCCATCATTGGTGTGCGATGTCAAGCCCCGGCGGACATTCATCAAAGCGAAACATCGAGCCGGATGGCTCGATGTTGAGCAGGGCAAAGCATGTAGTGAGGTAGACTATCCGTATGCCCACCATCAACAGACTACCTTCGCAGTTGACCTACAACGACCTCAACGGACACGAGGCGGTAGAGATCCTGACCGACTGGTTCCGCCAACTGCTTGCGACACGGCCGGAGCTTCAGCCCCATCTGACTTTGCCGATGGCCCGCATCGGGCTCTCGGTCAACATCAAGGTGGACATGTATATCGGCGGCACCGTACCTGTAGCGAGTCCGCCGGACACGTTCTCCATCGCAGGACAGGTTACCTTGGACAACCGGGTGCCCGGCGGACAATCCGGTTCTTCCGTGCATGTCGAAGCCGGCCTGTCGCAGATCATCAACGTAGCGCCCGTTGCGGGCGGCAAACCGCCCGATCAAGTTCGTGAAGATCACGGCCTGCCTGTGCCCAAACCCGGCTACGGCCCGCGCGATACGGGATCTCACCTCTTCATCGCGGATGTGATCGAACAAAGCGAGCGTGTACGAGCGGACGCTCGGGTACGCGAGCGGGAGGACAACCCTACCGGAGGCCGCGAAGGCATCGTAGCGGACGGCTACCAGTTCTCCAGCGAACCCGCGTCCGCATCGGTTAGCGTGTCTTCGCCCGCCGGTGTCGAGCAAGTCATACCTCTCGATCGCGGCAAGATCGAGATCGACTTGACCGGCGAAGGCAAGATGCGCCAGGGCGGTCAGACGTTCACAGTCGGTACCCACGCCGCATCGAAGAAGGTCCTGGGCGACCAGGCCGGCGCCGAATACGGGTCGGTCAGCGGCACCTACGACGCGGGTCCGGCCGGCCTTGCAAGACCCGGCCATGGCGGCGGCCTGTACTCGGACGGCCGCAGCAGGATCAGTTTCGGCAACAAACATTGACGGTGACTTACAACGACTTACTAACTCGTTCGCGAAAGGAAATCTAACATGCCTCTGGCGCCCCCGCAGCAGTACGAGGTTGGCACCCTTTTGATGCTCCGCATGCGCGGACATTCCCGAACCGACGGCCAGGAGTACTTCGCTCCGGCCGTGGTTCTCCGCCAGCACATGCCCAACGGCGAGATCGAGGTCATGATCTGGGACAGCACAGCCGGCACCCATTACAACCCGGCCTACCCGGTGCGCGACCTGTCCACCCGCGGCGAAGGCGCCGAGCGCGAGTTGTTCGAGGAGCGGTCGAACGTCGGTCAAGTCCTGTTCAGCCCCGTGAGGTTCGCCGAAGCGATGGACCTGGTGCTGGATATGCAGGCGGAGGTGCTCGAACTCCAGCGCAAGGCGATGAGTCTGGAGCGGGCGCAGGCGGAACGTCAGCTCGCGAAGCCCGTCGAACCCCCGGCGCCAACGCCGAAGAAGTGAAGCGGAGCGGGTGACAGTGGCGCAAGTCCGCCGCCCCCGAGGGCGGAGGGAGTAAGCGATGGCCGAACTATTGCAACTGACCGTAGCCCGTGTGTGCCCGGTCGAGAGATTGAAATGCGGCGTATAGTCGTAGGCCATTCCGGTGGCGTTACCTCGGCTTGGTGTCTTGGCTGGGCGCTGGAGAACTTCCCCCGCGAAGAGGTTGTGGCCCTCTGGCACAACACCCAGCGCGAGGACGAGGACACGGTTCGCTTTCTATTTGAGATTGCCGAGAGGTTGGGAATTGAAGTAACCGAAAGATCCGATGGCCGGTCAGTGGAAGAAGTCGAGGATGACGAGGGGGCGCTGGCAAACAACCGCATGGCCTTCTGCTCTCGCATTTTGAAAGCGCAGCAAAGGGATCGTTACTTCAATGAATTGCGGGCCACTGGAGTATCCGAGATAGTCAATGTACTAGGATTCTCGGCGCTTGAATGGCAGCGGGTCCAACGGGCGACAATGCGGGCGCAAGAGAGTGGGTATTCTGTTCGATTTCCGATAGTGGGGGCTGGGGTCACTAAGCAACAGTGCGCGGATTGGTGTATCTCCCTCGGGGTCCGACCACCGCGAATGTACGCCTGGAGCGAGCACGCCAACTGCGTAGGATGTAGACGCGGCGGAAAGGCATACTGGCTGGCGGTCAAAACTAACAGGCCGGATGTATTCCTGGAACACGTGCAACGCGAGAAGGATTGGGGGCACACGTTTCTGAAGGACACTACCCTGGAGGAACTGGCAATCACGGGTCTGAAAAGGCCCGTCAAACAGCGCGAGTCCATCGACATTGGACCGTGCGAATGTGGAGGATAACCATGCCTGAACCCACCCCGCTCACGCCGGAGCGGATCGAGGAGATTGAGCGGACGTTGAATTATTGCCGTCCCGGAACGGGAGATTTTATACGGTGGGCTAAGGCTCACGGCAGAGACCTCCTGGCCGAGGTCGAGCGGCAGGCAGGGGAGATTGCGGCGCTGAAGGGCAGATCCATGTGTATCGTCTGTTGCGGAAAGGGAGATCCAGGTACAGGTTCTCCTTGTATCTGTGGCGGGTCTGGTGATGCTCAAGGCGCTCAACAGGCTCTAACTATCGAGGTGTACAAGCTCGATCAGAACATTGCCAAACTTGAGGCTGAGCGCGGCCGTCTCCAGTCCCGGCTGGACGCGCTGCAAAGGAAGGAGTAAACCGTATGAGCCTGATCTCCATCCTCGCCGATCTATCCGGCATCGCCGCCGCGATCGAGCGCAACACCGCGGTTCAGACCCGCATTGCCGAAGCGCTGGAGCGGTTGTCTCCGCCGCTTCGGATTATGGCGAGCGATCTTGCCGGGTCGGCCGGGGCGTCCGGTACACGTTTCGACGACGGTTTCCATCTCGCCGAATCTCCCGAAGAATACCAAGAGCGCACCAATTCGGAAGCCGCGCTCGCCATGTCTCTCGGGGTCGCCCCCTGGTCCGCGGCGTTCCAAAAAGCGATCTTGGAGATGCGTAACGGCCTGATGCGGCCTACAATGGTGATGAACGATGAAGGAAACCTTGTCGAAACCCCCGGTCTCGACGAAGCCGCGGCCGCACAAGCTGTTCGAGACGCCTTCGCCCAAGCCCGCGCGCAAGAGAACGAGCGCTAAGGCTGAACCGGACAAGGCTGCGGCGGCCGCTCTGGACTTGGTGCCGGCGACGCAGAACCGCAAACCGTTGCCGCCCGAGCCCGTTCAGTACTTGACCGTAGAATCCCCGCCCGTTCGGGATCGGTCTTCCGCCTCCGCGCCGCTCCATCAAGTCAACGCTTCCGGTAATGTCACCCGCGCGCTGCACACACCATTGTCTGCCGCCTTCCGGTTTGTAGAGCCTACATGGCGGAACTACATCGTCTACGTGGACCTGGAAGCGCGCACGGGAAACGCCGATGCCAAGCGCTACCTCGAATGCTGGCTGGCATTATCGCCTTCGGAGCGCCGTCTGCACTGGCCCGAACAACTATGCGAACTCGCGATGGTCCACACGGCCGACCTGATCCGCTGGGTCGCCGGCCAAGCCTGGCAGGAGGGCGCCACCAAAGCGGCGATGTGTATGACGTTCATGCGGGATCGTGTGCTTGAGAAGTCCGCCAAGTTCGCGATGGAGAGCCCCGACAACTTCAAGCACGCCGAGTTGTTCATGAAGGCCAGCGGGTTACTTCCCACGTCGAACGGACGCGCTGGTGGCGGCCCGGCCGTGAACATCTTCACCGCGCCGATGGCAAGCAACGGCTCTGTCGTATTGGCCGACGGCCGTACCGAGATGTCGCCCACGCATACTACGGGTCTTCGTTCGATGGACGAAGACATCGTGGACCTGAGCAAGATCATGCAGACGGGAGACACCCACTGCGCGGCGGAGAAGTTGATCGACGATGTGAAGGACGCCGAGGATGCCGACGATGACGAAGACGCCGACGAAGACTGAAGGACTGGTGGCGGAGCACCGCGCCTGCGTGGAACTCTGGAGCGAGACTTCGCTGCTGGCCGCGGCGGGATATCCTGCGCCGCTTACTAGGGCCGAGCGCTCCGCTTACGAACTGCTGCCTGGATTGATCGACTGCTGCAAGGAGACGTTCGACGCGCTGCCGGTGGAGAATCGTCCGCTGCACTACTTGACGACCTGATGTACGCCAAACGTATTATCGACCGCAACATGGACCGCTGGCTCGCGCACCCGTCGAACCACGGAGCCAAGCTCGAACCCGTGTCCGTTCTCGAATTCTCGCGCGTGGTAGCGCACCTGGACTCCCTGGTCGAGAAAGATCCCGAATCGGGACGCCTGATCCCCCGGCGCCAAGTAACTCCCGACGGCCGGCAGGTATTCAATTCTTCGACGGGCCAACCGCTTCTGACCTGGCAGGACACCCTCACCGAAGAAGAACGCAAGTGGATCAAGTATCAACGTGTACTGTGCGCGCTGGACTTTTGGTACTGGGTCGAGCGCGCCTGCTGGATCAAGGACACCGACAAGCAAACCGTCAGGATGAAACTATGGTCTTCCCAGTCTATTTTCTTGAAGATCGTAGCCGAGATGGAGGACTTGGAGATCGCTATCTTCCTCATCGTCTTGAAAGCCCGCCAGCTCGGGATCTCGCGCATTATCACGCTCATCATTCTTCACCGGGTTATATTCGACGCCGATGTAAACGCCTACTTGGCTTCCTCGACCGACAAAAAGACTCTCAAGCTCTTCAAACTGCTTTCGTTCGTACTGGTGCGTCTTCCCTTCTGGATGCAGCCCGGCGGCGGACAACCCGGCAAGATGGGCAAGGTCGATCAGGCAGGCAAACTGCTGGAATTCTTCAACGGGTCCGCGATCACGATGGAGCACGGGCAGCAAACTACCGGCATGGCGCGCGGCGATTCTCCCAACGTGGCCCACTTGTCCGAGTTGGCCGAGTTCGACGATATGGACGAACTGGTGGACTCCTCCTTGCTTCGCGGAATGCACCCGTCGCCGCGTTCGTTTCTGGCTTTGGAAGGCACGGCGAAGGGCATCAATAACGCCTGGCACGATCATTGGGAGGCCGCCAAGGAAGAATGGCCGCAGGGACGTAGCCGGTTGCGCCCTCTTTTCCTTCCCTGGTTTGTGGGCGGACTCTACCCCAAAGAAGTAGATCTTCTGGCGCGCCCGGTGCCGCCCGATTACTCTACCAAGATGGCCTCGTGGGCTTTAGCTCACGCCCGCATGGCCGAGAACACGGTGCGCCAATCCGATTATCTGTCCGCGCAGCTTGGCTCCAATTGGCAAATGCCCATCGAGCAAATCTGGTATTACGAGTGCGAGCGCGGAGACGCGGTTCGGAAGGGCACGCTCAACAAATTCCTTTCGGAGATGCCCGCCAACGACGACGAGGCTTTCAACAGCACGAATACCACGGTGTTCGACGTGGACACGATCAACTTCTATACCAGATACACGCATTCTCAGCCTGTTTGGGGTGTGTTCGGTTTGCGCGGACCTTCTGAGTTTGTCGCTCCTCGCTTGTCTCCTCCGGACATCCTGATCGATAGGGACAAGCCGCCCATAAAGATCGACGCCGACGTAGGAGGCGGCGTGGTCATCAACTTCGAGTTGGTTCCCCTACAGTTTCACGGTTGGGAATACGAGGGCGACAGCAAAAAGGGATCGATCGACAAGATCTATATCTTCGAGCCTCCGATGGAGGGCGGAGAATACTATTTCGGCGCCGACACGAGCGACGGCATCGACAAGGATCGTTCCTGCCTCGAAGGTTTGCGCAAGTACGATCTGGAGGGACCGACCAAACAGGTTTTGGAATTCTCCTCCGGACACATGGGTGCGCTGGATATGTGGCCGCTGCTGTTGGCATTGGGCACATGGTACACCGTGCCGGCGCGCCATGGTGGAATGCGCCAGCCTTGCATGGCGATCGAGTGCCGGGGGCGGGGCGATATGCCACAGAACGTACTGCGCCTGATGAATTGGCACAACTTCCATATGTGGAACGACGGGAAGATCGACAACAGACGAATCGATTTGTCGCAGGCGCACAAGATCGGCGTTTTCACCAACTATTATTTCAGGGCGGCCATGATCGACCAGATCGTGACCACGCTGCGCAACGGCGAGATCGAGATCAGTTCTCCTTTTTTCGTGCGCGAGATGCGCAGTCTGGAAGGCGACGAATATCAGCAGCAGTTGCGCGCCGGGCACGGCGGCCACGACGACCGGATCATGGCCTTGGGCTTTGCGCTGACCAGCTTTTCCAAGTTCGACCCGAACTACTGGCGCGCCGCCAAGATCATGGCCTACAGCGGGCGCAATCCGGCGCACGCAGCCTATGACAACTCGATCCTCTTGGGTTCTTCCGGCGAACCCGGACAGCCGATGCGCAAGTCCCAATCTTCCCGCCAGTACGCTTCTTGGGCCTACGGGGCGCAATCTAATACGGACGGACTGCCCGAACGGCGTCCTTGATTTTTGTTCCCGGCAGGTCTACAATCGGTTATAGCAGTCGATCCAACTCAAGGAGAATTCGCAAATGTCCGAACCCAGCAACGGAACGTCCCAACAGGCGGCGGAGGTCAACAGTCTCAACGCCAAACTTCAGTACGACGGCGCGGCGCAATTGCAGCATCAGTCGCTCGCCGACAACCAGGAAGACGCCCGCGCGTGGGCGCAGCTCAAGCTGCGCGTCGCTACCAACGCGGCCACCGTCGATCACTTTGTCAATATGACCTCGGCGCAGGCCACCGCGACCGCGATGCAGACCGGGCAGACCGAGGACCAGCAGATTGTCAGTCCCGTGCGTACCGGAACGGCGGACGCGATCGTGGGCGGCGTCGGCGTCTCGGCCGAACAAGTGGCCGCGAACGTAGCCAATCTGGCGACTTCGCTCGTGCCGGTGATCGCGAGCGCTCTCGCGACCGCGATCTCGGAAGCCCTCACGGCGATTCTGCCCGTGGTTGTGACCGCGTCCGGGGGCGCATCGACCCCTTCTCAAACGCAGGCCAAGGCGTCCAGCTAGGCAACAAGCCGAGTTGGCGGCGGCCGGCTGTCCGGTACACATTTCATTCGTCCAAAGGAGATCACGTCAAGATGTCGTTCCTATCCGTTTTGGAGACCATCGGCAAGGATGTCGAAGCCGGCATCACCCTGGCCGAACCTATTGTCGGCGCGTTTGTTCCCGTAGCGGGTCCGATTCTGATGGATATCGCCGCGATCATCAACGAGTTGGAAAGTGCGGGTGTGAAAGTAACCAGTAGCGCCGCGCTGACTTCGATTGTGTCGGCTCTGGCGACCGTGCAGACCGTGAAGCAGCACGCGGCCGCTCAGTCCGCGCAGACGGCGGCGGCGCAGAAGACCGCCGCCTAAAGGCTTCCCCGGAGTCCGTTTCGGCGCCAATCGATCCCTGTTTACTTGGGAGACGCGACGGAGATCGATCCGCTTTGTGGGCTCCGGGGATTGTTTGTTTATGGCCTTTCGAGCGTTGCAGTCCCACCATCTCTACGGGGCGGATTACGACCCCGGCACGCAATCGCTTTCGATCCAGTTTGTCAACGGCGCGGTGCATCGCTACCTGAACGTCCCCCAGACCACCGCGGACACACTCTTCCAAGTGAGCAGTCCGGGTACGTACTTTCACGACAAAATCAGGGGAAAGTATCGCGAGATGCAGATAGCGGCCGGATCGACCAAGAGCGGGGGAAGAAGCAGGCGGAGATTCTGACATGCCCATGATCGCTTTCAAGTGCCCCTGCTGCGGGCGTGTAGAGGACCAGTTCTTACACCCCCGTAACATTCACGAAGGGATGACCCGCGACTGCGAAGGTGTGCTGCTGTCCAAGCCGGAGATCGAAAAGCGACAGGTCGAGCGCAAGATCGACAACGCGGACGGCACGCAGACGATCGAATACGAAGAAGTAGAACTCGAACTCGCGCCCACCATGAGTATCTGCACGGGCACGATGACGCAGTGCAGTCTGCTGGAAGTCCCGCGGTATGGCGTTCGTAACGCCCGCGGGTTCGAGCCCTTGGTGGTGTACGAGCGCGTCGGAGAACTCGCTCGCGGACAGGATCGCTACTACGTGCCCGGCCGTAATAACGAGCCGACCGAAGCGGGGATGAAGCGGATTGAGCTGACCAACATGGCGGAGTACAACCGCTTCGTCAAGACCGCCAACGAGTACGAGACGGCGAAGATGCGGGACCACCGCGAGATGCACAGGTTCTATTGGAACTCGCGCCGCAAGGCGATGCGCGACCATGTGGACGCGCGGATCAGACATTCGCCGCTGCTGGTATCCCTGGCCCGGATGGTGCGGGCCAGAAGCGACCGCAAGACCGACGTGCGCTACGGCAAACCGTTGGACGCGCACTTTCACTCTCAGTTGATGGAGTTCAACCAGGGCAGCATACAGGACTTTTGCGCGGAGGACACCGGATGGAAGGCAACGCGGGCGCGGTAGACCAATCCGACACCGCCGTTCCCGGCCTGGATCTTCCCGACCCCGAGTGGAACATCCTGCCGGACGACTTCAACATCCGCAAACTCTCAAGGAGTCATTGTGAACGATCTGATTCAACGCATTACCAACGCCATCTTCCGTCAGGAAGGGATGCCCTCCGATTATCCCAACCCAGGTAACCTTAGGTCCGCTCCGTGGTTGCCACACCCGATCATCGAGGATGGTTTCTGGCAACCCGCGTCACGAACTCAAGGCGTGGCCGGCGCGGCGCATTGTGTTGCCCTGCGTATCGCGGAAGGACAATCCCTGGCCCAACTGATCTCCGGTTGGGCGCCCGCATCGGATAACAACAAAACCTCCGTGTACCTTCAGAACGTCAAGTTGTGGGCGGGCATTCCCGACGAAACCGTTCCGTTGCAGAACTATATCGAGTTATGATGGGTCTGAGATGAATCGCCGATGAATCGTCACCCCGGCCACTCCCCAATCGACACGGCCTATCTTTGTCCGGCGCCGTTCGAGCTTGACCGCGGCCGCCAGGAGTGGACTCCCTGTTCGCCCGACGAACTCTTCGCCTGGTCGCAGCAGGTCTTGTCGGACGCCCGCAGCTATCTACGCCTCCAGCCGGCCTACAAGTACATCTCGGACGGCATCGACATGGTCAACGGCGACTACTTGGTGACCGGCACCCAATCTCTATCGGATGTGCGCACCGAAGCCACGATGCGCAACACGCGCGAGATCGTGGCGGCGCAAACCAACCTGCGCATCATACCGTCCTTCAAAAGCGAGGCGGAGCAATACCGCGAGCAGAACGCGATCTTGAACAAGGGCTTCATCGCCTGGCAGAACATGACCTTCGCGGATCGCCAGCTCCGCAAGGCGTGGCAGTGGGCTTGCGCCGGAGGCACGGGTTACATCGGACCCAGGTACGACCCGAACTACTACCACCGCGGCAAAGGCGACATCGTCTGGGACGCCTATGGACCGCTCGATGTTCTGCCACTGGGTTTGCCTCCCAATCTGAGCCTGCAAGGAGCCTACACGGTCGCTCTTCGTAAGAAGGTGCCCATTCATCAGGTCTGGCGGATGTTCCCCTTGCAGCGGGACAACATCAAGGCCAACCGGGTAACCGGCACCGGCAAAGGCATGGTGATCGCGCAGGCGGTCAAGTTCGCTAGCGCGGTTCTGAAGCGCTTCGGCCAAGGCGCCCGCCAACCCGAAGAGGCATCGACGTGGGACACGGTAGACGTGTACTACATGTACGTGGACGACGACTCGGTGAATGAAACTGGTCACCCGCTCCAGATCTGCGGCCCCGATGGCCAGTGGGGCACCAGTTGGTCTTACACGGTTCCCTTTGTGGGCCAGCAGATCGCCACGGGCAGACTCTTGAGCGGGGGCCGTCAGGAAGTACGGACGGCGCGCCGCGAGGACTGCCTGATCTACCCCAATCGGAGACTTATCATCGCCACCGATTCCTGCATCGTGAACCCCGCGCCGGAGCACCAGTCGTCTTACCGTTGGGACGGCAAGGTGCCCGTCGTGCAGTTCCGCGCCGACGACTGGGCCTGGAACTTCCTCGGCTTCCCGGTGACCCGCTACGGCCAGTCGCTCGAAAAGCTGATGATCGAGCTGTGGCGCGGCGTCGGAGACAAGATGAACTTGAGCCTGAATCCCAGCGCGTTCTACGACCGCGGCTCCAGCGCGGTCGCGATGCTGCAAACGACGAACCCGCGCATACCCGGTTTGCGCGTCGGTTTGGACATGGGGCTCGCAGGGAACGCATCCAACCAGTTTGTTCCCATGCTGCCGCACGAATGGTATCAGGTGGACACTGGGATTATCGAAACGGTGTCCAAGATTCTGCCGGCGATCCTGAAAGAGCAGATGGGCGTGGCCGACGTGTCGGCGATGGCGCGGGCGCGCCAGTTACCGTCGGGAGACTCCACCGAAAAGCTGTTGGAAGCGATGGGTCCGCTGGTGAAGGACCAGTCGCGCAACATGGAAGAGGTTATCCGATTGGCCGGCGAGATGTGGAAGAGCGACTGGTTCCAGTTCGCCACCGCTAAGCGCCGGATGCAGATGTTAGGCCCCGACGGGGTTGCCGAAGAGGACTTCGATTTCGAGCCGGGCACATTGATTCCAATGGCCGAGGACCCCAACGACAAGAAGAAGCTGCTGCCGATGGCGGAGGGTCCGGACGGAACCTGGAACTACAGTCCGGACGCACCAGATTCGAGAATGCCTTCCCTGGCTGTAGAGCAGTTCGAGCGCGCCCGCTGGCACAAGGGCAACTTCACATTCAGCGTGACGCCTTACTCGCTGCACGAGTTCAACAGCACGACTCGTAAGCTGTTCATGCTTCAGTTGATGAAGGTCGGATTCCCGCTTTCGTGGTGGACCCAGGCCGATCTGTTCGACGTGAAGAACTTCGGACCCTGCATGTTCAAA